CTGGTCTCTACACAATGACTGCTCAATCAAATGTAACGGATACAATTTATAATGTGGTAGCAGATATTGCTAATTCTGCTTTTGGTTATATTTTTGAGGATAATGCAGGAAATATAGGTTATGCAGATGCAGACCACCGACAAACTTACCTTTTAGCTAATGGATATGTGGATCTTGATGCTGGTCATGCTTTAGGTAATGGTCTTTCAACAGTTATGAAATCAGCTGATGTCAGGAATGACATTTACATTAATTACGGCAATAACTATAATTCACAGGAAACTGCCACAGATGCCGCTTCAATTGCCCTATATGGCTATAAAGCCGAAACCATTAACTCAAGGGTTCAAGGCTCAGTTGATGCTCAAGAAATTGCTGATAGGTATATTGCTCAAAGAGCTTATCCATTGCCTAAATTTCAATCGATTACTTTCCCGATAACTAACCCTGAAATAGACAATTCTGATAGAGATGCTTTGCTAGGTGTCTTTATGGGAATGCCAGTTTATTTAGCAAATCTACCAACCCAAATTTCAGGTGGGGCATTTGAGGGTTATGTTGAGGGTTGGTCATGGAGCACTCGCTTTAATGAGTTATTTTTAACAATTAATGTTTCACCAACAGCCTTCAGCCAAGTGGCTATGCGCTGGAATACTGTGCCAATCACAGAGGCTTGGAACACAATAGACCCTGCTTTAACTTGGGAATACGCTACAATAATCGCATGAGGATAGGATAAAATGGCAACTACCACGAACTATAGCTGGACTACTCCAGATGACACGGCGCTGGTCAAAGATGGCGCAGCAGCGATAAGATCGCTTGGAACTGCAATCGATAGCACAGTATTTACAAATGCTGGTAATGCAATTAATAAAACAATAGTTGATGCTAAAGGCGATTTAATTGTAGCAACCGCAGCTGATACAGTTGCAAGATTAGCAAGTTCAGCAAGTAATGGTGATCTTTTAACAGTTGATACATCAACAGCTACGGGATTGAAGTGGGCTGCTCCGGGTGGTGCTGGCGCAAACTACACTTTACTAAATGCAGGTGGAACGGCCTTGACTGGTGCAACAACAATAACAGTTAGCGGCATTAGTGGAATGAGCAGTTTATTTGTAAGAATTGATGGTGCAGGATTTTCAACTGGAAGCCAACAATTTGTTTCATTGCGATTAAATACCGATACTGCAAGTAATTACACAGCAACAGGTATGAGTTTTCAATGGGGTTCTACTTATACAGTTGGAAATTATGAAGGCGAAAACACAACAACAAGTAGGTATGAATTAGGAAGCACTTCAACCAATACAGCATCATCAGTTTTTGCAGCAGCCGAAATTAGAGGATGTAATTCAACAGGTTTGAAAATAATCAACAGCATTGGATCTGGTGATGGTGGTGGTGGTAATGGTTATACAACTAAGTCTAGACAAGGATTTTGGAATAATTCAGCAACAGTTTCATCAGTAAGCGTGGTTGCACTTGCTGGAAATAATTTTACAAAAGGAACAGTTTATATTTATGGAAGTGCGGTGTAATATGAAAATAATTGAAAAAACAATTGATATAACAACAGGTGAGGAAACAATTACCGAGCGTGATGAAACTGCTGCGGAAACAAAAGCGCGTTTAGATGCTGCAAAAGAGTTTGCTGCGAAACAAGCCGAAGCCGAAGCAAAGGCAACAACTCGTCAAGCAATTGCAGATCGTCTTGGCTTGACAGCTGATGAACTTAAAGTTTTGCTTGGCTAATGAAGCCTTACCTATCTAAAGCTGCTAAAACGCTACGCGACCAAATAAATGAAACATGGTTGGATCGCGATAAGCGCAGCGATGGGTGGATTGGTGATTCTAAACATGCACTACGAACAACCAAGTCAGATCACAACCCACGACCAGACACAGGCGAAGTTTGCGCGATCGATATTGACGCTGGCCTTTCTAACGAACAAGGGGTTAGTTATGCTTTGGCAGATCAGCTTCGACTCACAGCAAAAAAAGATAAGCGTATTTCTTACATAATTCATGCTGGTAAAATATGTTCAGCAAGGTCGCTATGGCGTTGGGTCAAATATCGGGGCATTAATCCACATCATAAGCACATTCACATTAGTTTTAAGCCAAATCAAACTGGCGAAAAATTTAACATCCCACTACTGAAAGGCAATTAATGAAACTAACTAAAAAACACAAAGCAGCAATTAAGTCATATTTGAGAGCTGTAGCAGCTAGTGGAATTACAGTTGCCTTAGCAATTGTGGCTGACATACATCCAGCCTATGCAACCATGCTTGGTGCAGTTGTTGCGCCTATTGCAAAAGCGTTAGATCCAAAGTCCGGGAATGAAGTAGATTATGGCCTTAGTGAAAAATGAGTCCAAACGAAATAGTTGCTTTTGGCGTTGGCGTATGCGCAATCGCAACCAGTTTATTATTGGCTCTGCGTTGGGTTATTAAATCTTACCTTTCAGAGTTAAAGCCCAACTCAGGGTCATCCATGAAAGATCAATTAAATCGACTAGAAAAGCGTGTCGATGATCTATTTACGATAATTAGCAAGTCATAATTAATTATGGCGAACACACGGAAACAATCTAAACGCAAAAAGGTTAATCGTCGTCGCGTTCGCCAAACTCCTGAACCTTTAACTAAGTTAGAGGTTTTTTATATTGCAAAACATGAAATGTTTAGAGCTGCACGAAAGGCTGGATTTAATGAGTCATGTGCGCTTTATTTAATGGATAATCCTGAGTCAATGCCTGACTGGATCGTAGGCGATAAAGGAATTATCCCAACTATTCCAACTCCAGATGAGGATGACGACTAAATTAAGCGTTACTTGGTAATTTCTGATTTACAGATTCCATACCACCACGAAGTAGCAGTTAAGAATGTCATTAAGTTAGCAAGGAAAGAAAAGTTTGATTCTGTCCTTTGCGTTGGCGATGAAATTGATTTTCAAACCATTAGCCGATGGGCTGAGAAAACACCTTTGGCTTATCAGCAAACCCTTGATGATGATCGCACAGCTACTCAAGAAATCCTTTGGGCATTAACTGAAAATGCTAAGGAAGCTCATATTGTTAGATCAAACCACACCGATAGGCTTTACAACACTTTATTGAAAGTGCCTGGCCTAATCAGCCTTCCTGAGCTGCAATACTCCAAGTTTATGGATTTTGATTCTTTGGGAATAACTTTCCACAAATCATTCTATGAATTTGAAAAGGGCTGGATCTTGGCTCATGGGGATGAAGGTAACTCAAATCCGAATGCCGGTATAACTGCCCTAAATCTGGCCAGAAAAGCCGGTAAGAGCGTAGTTTGTGGCCATACCCATAAGTTAGGTATGTCTGCCTTTTCTGAGGGCTTAGGAGGCCATTACAGGCCTTTATATGGCATTGAGGTAGGCAACCTTATGAATAAGGCTAAAGCGTCTTATACAAAGGGATTAGCCAATTGGCAGATGGGTATTGCTATCCTTGAATGGAATGGTAAAAACATGACTCCAACGCTTATTCCAATTAACAAAGATGGCTCATTTACAGCTTTAGGAAAGAGTTATGGGGCGTGAAACCGATTATCGGGATCGCACGATTGATGACCATATCGATAATTTTGAGGATATTAGCGTTATCTAATCGTTATAAAACACGCGCTAAAAGATTATTGCGCTGTCGGTAAATCCCGTCATACTAATCCCAACGCAAACAAATGTTTTGCGGAACGGGAGCAATAATGGAAATACTAGGCATGTGGTTATTAATTGCCGGCAGCATGGCAGTTGCATGGTGGACAATAAAACACACAAACAATGAAAACTATGAAACAGGCTATTGGACTGGTCGTCAGGATGGCTGGCGTGCTAGCTTGGAACACCAAGAGCGCGTTAAAAAAATGAAGTTAGATCAGGTTTTTGATTATGACAAAAACTGAGGATCTGTTAAATGAAGTCATTACTACAATCCAAGAGCGCGGAAGTGTCTATGGACATCCATACTACAATCACAAAAGAATCGCAGGATTGTGGAGTGCATATCTTGATCACCCAATCACACCACACCAAGCTGCTTTATGTATGGCGTTGGTCAAGGTTTCTAGGCTTACTGAAACTC